GACAATTTAGATTTTTTTTCATAAGCTTCAGCGGCTTTCCTAGCATCTTCTTCTGCCATTCGTGCTTGAGTATCAAAGTAACTACTGGCTAATATACGCCTACCAGCTCTTCCTCCTACTCTGTAGTTTTTTATATTATTGTAATTCATTTTATATTTCCATTATATAGTTACTTCAACTCTCCATACAGACGTTACGTAAAAATCAACAGTATCGTTTCCGGGGTCTGTAGCAAAGTCAATAGATATACCAACTTTGTCATTAGCTTCTACTCTTGGAGGGTTGTTAAAATCTGCTCTGTTTATAGTTATAGCTGTGTCATTTGAAAGAGTGCTTGTGTATGTATAACTAGATACTTCGTCAGCAGTTTGGTCATTATCTTGTTTGTATACCTTAAAAGTTATGTCATATTATCTAAAGGTTCTGCTCTAAATAATATCTTTTCACAAGTCATATTATAAGGAACTAAAAACCCAGTTGTTGCACTATCCATACTGGTTTGCTCTCCTGTTCCATTCCAAGGTAAAAAAGTCTCATTACCATCGGTGTTCTTAGTATAATTATGTATAAAGATTCTATAGTCTATAAACTCATGAGTGTAAATTAATTTTTTTGCTGTTAATGTTTTGTCTACTATTTGATTTCCATCTGCAGACATATAAGACTTCCATAACTTACCAAATTTCTTTCTATATAACGCAAGTTGACTATTTGATTTTTTCTGTATTGCAACTTGACCTTCTACCATTCCACCAATAGAGGGAGTTCCTTGAAACTCTAACGAAGACTCTTTAGTATTTATTACCTTTCTTATATCTCTTTCAGATAATTCCATTATGCAACTTCTTTACTTCTTATTGTTCTATATTGTATTGTCATATCATTTATTTCAAACTTACCAGCACTAGGGGCATCAAACCTTATTTGTATACTTTGACAAGATATAAATGAAGATGGTGTTAATGTTAACACATCCCATTTACCACTAGTATCTGCAAAATTTCCAGTAAAAGTACCTCCTCCATCTCCAGAAAAATTTTGTTTACCATCTACAGAGTAACTAAATGGAGTTGTTTCTGCACCATCAGATTTATAAGTAATAATAACTTTATATATTTTCTTTACTAAACCGGGTTGACCAAAGTCAATATCTTTTGTAACAAACTCTTGACCTGCAACGGACTTTTGCACAGGAAGAAATTTTTTAAAATTTACAGTTGTGGCACTATCTGGAAACTCTCCTACGGTTAAATTATTATTCCAGTCTGTTATAAAGTTTGTATATGTTGCACTATCAGTAAATATAGAGTCATGGTAAATCCATCCATTTGTATCAAAATCATATATCCAACCAGTATTTGAGTTAGTTGTATTATCATCTGGACTTCTAAACATTATTAATGAGTTACTTATAGGGTCATAACCTATCATTACATCTTTTAAATTAGCACTTCCCCTGTACCAATCTTGCCAATTTACATCTGTTGCTGAATAAGAAGGGTTACTCATTGATATTCTTCTATCGCTTAAGTTTTGAACAGATGAACCATTATATAAGTAACATCCATTATCTGATACCCAAGCTATACCATTGTCCGTTCTAGTAACGCTAAATGGAAAATTAACACCAAAGTTTTTAATTGTAGTTTCTAAATACCAGTTAGATATATTAGGACTAGCTACATTAATTATGTGAACAAGATTATTTTTAAATGCAACTAATCTGTCTGCGTAAGATTCTAATGCTGTATACTCTCCAAAGTCACCTTTTGAAACATCTATAAAGTTGTGCTCTAAAAATGTGTCAAATTTATTAATCTCACTAAACATTATTCTATCACCAAATTTTTCTAACTCTCCACCTTTTCCTTTTATTTTTACATTAGCTATAAAAGTTCTTCTGTTTGCTATAGTTGATGCTTTATAGTTTTCACCATAACCACCTAAAGCAACAAAATTAATATCTGGTGCAAATCCATTTATTGTGGTGTATGTATCTATTCCCGGAGAGTTTATATTACCTCCTGCATCTCCTAATACATAATATCCATCTGCAGTAGAATCGCTATCAATAGTCCAAGGAACATGGTCTCCATCCATCTTAGTTCTAACACCTTTAACTATATCTATATCAGCTATTAATATTAAGTCATCATCAGTTTCAGATATCCTAGTATATACCCTACCTCCAGTAATTCTAGCACTATAAGCTAAGTCAGCAAAAACAGAAACTCTTAGTGATTTAAATGTAAATTTATCTATTGAACTTTCGCCATCACCCATTAAAACAGGTATTGATTCTTGGTTGTTATCGTATACAAATGTTTGATAAAACTCATAAGTTTCTTTTTCCCAAAAACCCTCACCGCAAGTATTATCGCTAACAGCTATATTAAAACCTAATCCACGCTCAAGTATTGGTTTATCTTGGTCAGAATAAGAGGCTGGTGCTGTTCCTGCTAAAGCACCTCCATAAGCCCTGCTATATACTATAGCACCGCCCTGAGGGCCGGACTCTTTTTTACAAAATAAAAATTCTTCGGGGGTAGCACCTAAAGCAGTTCCTATAGTTATAACCTCTCCTGTTGTAGATTGGTCTAATACATTCGCACTTGCATCGTCTTTTTCAAAAGTAAATTCAGTTGCTGTTCTAGTATGAAGTCCGTTTAATTGTAGTTCTCCATCTGAATCTTTTTTTGCTACAA